CATCAAAAACAACCGGGTTCTCCGGTAGTTGGGATATCTTCTTGTCGTCTGGATTTGCCATGGTTACACGCGTCCTTTCCAGACACGAAAATCACGATTTTCTGGATTGTTTAACCAACGGCGCCATGCCGCCTGGTCATTGTACCAACCTTCACGCATCGCCTGCTCAACGACCGTCACCGGAACGCGAGCGACATGCTTTAAATCTCCACGATCTTTATGATCGTCAGCTAAAACTTTCGCGGATTCAACAATAGCATCGCAATCTTCGATCGTTTCAGTCGTAAATGATGAAAAAAAATCCTTACCTTCAGGATCTTCAGTGTGAAGAACGCGCGTTACGCCACCAAACTGATCGTAAATTATTTTTTCAGCCATAGTCTCACCAATAAAAAAAGGCCGCTCGGAAGCGGCCCTTATTCTCAATTTGTAAGATTTAATCTTACGATGCAGCGATGTCTGGCATTTTGCCATGCGCTTTTTCATTGCGCATTTCTAAGCCGTATTCAGCCAAGATCATGCGAGTGTCAGCATCGCCGATTTTTGCGATCTCAACACTCTGGAACGGACGGAAATAACCGACCGCTACATACTCAGGATCTAGCAAGAAGAGAGCAGACGTCTCTTTCGTTGAAATCGTGCGCTTAGCAAGCCAGCGAGATGGCTGGATCTTGATGTCGCCGAAATCAGAACGATAAACATCGACGACGTTTACAGCTTCCGTCTTAGAGACAGGAATCTGAGTTCCTTGGCGGCCTGTGAACGTCGAAATCTTACGCTTGATAGCAGGACGAACAAGAGCAACGGTAGGTTCAGCGCCATTTTCATAGCATGTCTGAAGCAAATCGTTGAAAGCCGTCTCAGTCAAAGCAACTGAACTCGTGCCGTTCGTTAGAGAAGCCGTCTCAGAAGCGGCATTTGCATAACCAGTGCCGCCAACGCCGATATTCGTCTGGATCCAATGCTCAAGACCACGGGTCTTGCGGGCGTTTGTTGCGTCGCCAGCCGTCCGAGCCTGTGACGAACATAGAATTGATTCCATGTCGCGCTTGAGAGCCTTAGAAACAAGCGCCATCTGATGCGCCATTTCACGATTCTTACCAGCTGCGTCTGAAGCCTCTTGCGAACCAGAAACAGTCGCGTCGCGCGACGAAATCTGGGTCGTATTGCCGATACGAACGGTTGGCGTAGCAGCTGAACGAGCAAGCTCAAACCCTTCAACCTGAGCGTTCGTTGCATCTACTGCTGGCAACGATTCAGTTTGCCAATCGAAGATGCGGTTAGAGACGTTACGACGGCCAGCAAGGCTCATAAAAGGCGTGTCGTAGGGATCGATATTATATATTGCGTTTGAGAGATCTTCACGATTTGCTTTCGCATCATAGGTCGTGAAGGCATTTGTAACTTTCGCCATTATCTTAGTCCTTACAGCATTGATTCAAAGACTTTAGCAGCATCTTTTATGCTGCCGGTTTGGGCGAGACGTTTTTTATCTTCCACATAAACGCGCGACTTAACTGTAACTGGTCGAGCAGGAGGCGGAGAGGTTTTAATTGCCTTTTCAAGCGGAGCGGCTGCTTTTGGCTTTGAGTTTTTCAACTCTCGCCAACGCATCGCGTCATACGCCATTGCGACAATCCTAGCGTCATATGCTTGGGAAATCTCTTCATCAGAAAAACCTTTTGTACCAAGGTAATCTCTGATTTTTGAGCGATCTCGATCATAAGCCGCTTTATCTTTCCACTCTGGTACAAGCTCGGTGATCTTCTCTGCGTTGCTTTGCACATAGGCTTGAAGCTTCGAGAGATTTTCTTGTTCGGATTCCTCTTTAAGACGAAGGCTTTCAGCCTCAGCCGCTTTAAGATCTCCGACCTTTCGCTCGTATATTTTCTGCTCTTTGAGATAGCGCTGCGGATCTGTATCGATGAGAGATACATCAGGCTCTTTTGGCAAAGAAGTCTGCATTTGTTCAAACATTGCAGGAAGCAACTCAGCATAGACTTTCGCCTGTCTGCGCGCCTCTTCTAACTCACTTGCAAAATTACGCTTCTCTTCAGCCAGCGCTTGCGTTTTGCGGGTGTAATCGGCTTGCCTGAGATAGCTCGCCTGAACCTCTTCTTTCGTTAGCTCGACATCTTTGCCGTCGATCTCGACGGTGATAGCAGCTACCGACTCCGGAGTTTCGGCCTCTTTTTCCTCTGGCTCATCCTCTTTAGGTTCCTCATCCTGTTCAGCCTCTGGCGCCTCATCGTCGCTTTCAGCTGGCGTCTCTTCAGGAGTTGGCTCCTCTTGTGGCTCAACTACTTCCTCTTGCTCTTCCTGGTTATCGAGTTCGTCACCCGCCAGGATAGCTTCAAAAGCAGACGTCGCCGCTGCGATGGAGCCAGTTTCTGGCGCCGTCTCAGTTATCTCACTCATTGTTTTACCTTGGGTTATCAGCCCGTCGGGGTGTTGGCGCTATCGATTGCGCTCAACTTTGTCCCGGCTGATCTTCATACGATCCAGCATCATATTTAAAGCTGATCGAAACTCTTTGGCGCCACGGATAAGAGCATAAGCTTCTTCTCGCTCTTGCGGCGTCTTATAAATCCCATCTGCCCACATTCTGATCTTATGGGTCTCAATTTCATCAAGAGCTTTAGAAAAAGCCTCAGAATTAAGAACGGTTTCAGCGGATCTACCTAAACGAATGATTTCATCATCATTCATTGCGGCTTATTCCCCGAAAGCTGCGCCAGGATCTGGGCGCCAGTCGCTTTTTCTTGATCAATTAACGACTGAGCTAACGCATTAACATCAGGACGCGGGCGCGTCGTTAAAGCCAGAATCGACTGCCAATCGACAGGAGATCCATATTTTCCGCTCAAATCCATCGCTTTCAAAATCACGTCAGACTCAAGCTTATCGCGCTCTAAATCAGCGTCCAGTTGCAATCTCGCCCGATCGATCGCTGAATTTTGAAGCTTAGCAAATGCATCAGCCCGAACTTTCTCAGCCTCAACCTGCGCCAGCAACCGATTAGGATCGTTCGCTTTAGCCTCCTCAGCCGCCTGGGCTTGAGATTGCGCCAGTTGCTGCTCTTGCTGAGGCGTAACAGGAGAAAAGAAAGAATCCGGATTTTTAAACCCAGCCATGCGAACAAGCTGACTTAACGTCTGCTGATACTGACTTAACCGAACAATAGGGTTCCCCATCCCCATTGTTTGAATAATCTGCTCTTGTTTTTGAGCAAGCATCCCTAAAAAATTCATCTGCTGAGCATCATCGCCACGACCCAAGGCAACAGCGACAGAACAATCCATGTCAGCATTCCACGTCGTCGGATCGACAGGCACCCACTCGCCACGCAATCTAACAAGTAACGGCTTATCTTGATGACGCGTAATTAACTTCAAAAGACCGCTAAAAAGCTGCTTCATCCCAGTCTCAGAGAAAACGCGCGCAATCATCTCAGTGCGCTCTTGCGCCGCCGAAATTTGCGCCGTCACAGCCGCCTTTGTCGTCGATTGAAGCAAATCAGCGTCAAGACCCTGGCTGGCCGGCGTAACACCCGTCCTTTGAGCCTTCACCTGGTCGAGATAATCAATAATCCCCATAGCCGGCTGAGCAACAAACGGCGTTTGAAGATCCTGGACGGCGCCAGCCTGCCTAGCTCTAATAACCGATCCAACTTCTTTATTTAAAACATCGTCAATATTTACCTGGCCCTCTACAACAACAGTCCTGGGGTAAATACTCTGCGCCAAACTATCTAAAGTCGCGCGCATAACATGAGACTTAATCTTCTGCAGATCCATCGTTACATCTGCTATCGAATGTCCAAAAATCGTATGCGGTTCTGGATCAGGACAAAAAAGCGCGATCGGAACATGATCGACAACCTCATCCTTTAAAATATAACACGTATCGCCAACAGCATGAATGCATCGAAGCTCAGCAACCCCATCGCCATCGCGATCTACCCGCATCCACAATTTAAAATATTTAACACGGCGCAAAGATTCGTCAGTATTATCATCTAAAAATACCGACCCAGGGTTGCGCTGCTGCTCCTCCATCTGAGAAGCCCATAAGTCATCAGATCCAGGAGAACCATGCTCCATAATCTCTTCAGCGTCATATCCCATCTCGACAAGATCAGAGACTGTAACAAGATCTCTAATCCCGCAAATATCAAAATACCGATCTAAATCCCGAGCGCGGCGATCAACAATAAAACACTCAGGAGGCAGCGCGCGAACACGATACTTAGCCTGACGATCAACTAACTTAACCGACATATCATACATCGGCCCCATCATTGATTCTTCTTGCTCTAAAGAAATAATCTCAGCTGTCGGG